AAGTTTGAAACAGGGACTACGGCTTCATCACCATATAGTTCCTTTGCAGCCTTGATCAGTTCATCGCGGTCACCGGCATCGGTATCTATATCAGGCCAAGAAACGCGATGCCGACCGAGGAACCGAGCCCACAGGAGATCATAAGGAATAGGGTCAACATGTGTAATACCTAACAAGTAATTAACAAGACTACCTGCACCTGATCCTCTGCCCGGACCCATTAGCGTTCTGTTTTCAGCAATCTTAAAGATCTCTGTCATTGTCAAGAAGTAAGAAGAGTGTCCGAGAAACTTAATGTCAGACAGTTCCTCTTTTACACGTTCAACATACTTCGGCCGATCAGCCATGCCTTCAGTCACCATTGCCTTCTTAACGATAGCAGCTAGTTGTTGGAATTCATCACGTTCAGGGTGCGCCTTATCAACGTGCTTTGGAAGCTTAACAGACGTATCAATCCAGACATCTTCGCAAAGATTCCAGGCAATATCATGTGTTCGTTCAATAGCGTCCTTGACAATTGTCTCGGTGCCTTTGTAAAAATCAAACTCAGCACGACCTTCGCCATATTCATCCCACATTTGTTTCGCGTTTTTGGGATATAGAAGACACTTAAGTTCTTCTTTCGTTGGAAGTGTTTCTTCTGCCAAGTTAGAGCCCATCCACCCAAGCTTTTTGTATAGCTCGCGAGCCTCCCATGCTTCAGAGCTTGGAAAGTGAGAATCAGCAGTCGCTATGAGAGGAGTTCCTGTCTTTTTAGACAGCTCAAGAAGACAAAGATTAGAAAGATGTTGAGCGCCGAGTTTGTTAAACTGTAATTCAAGGAAGAAGTTCTCTGATCCTACGGCATCGACAAAACGATCTGTCATATTTTCTAGACGTTTCATGATAGGTGACAATACACTGGGTTCTGTTATAAGATCAGGACCCAGCTCCATAAAAGTCTTGTCTGGAAACTGTCTAAAGATTTCACCAGCTGCGAATCCGCCAACACACGCTGTTGATACGACAAGCCCTTCACCATGTTCCTTTAGAAGTTTAAAATCAATACGAGGAAAGCGATAGAATCCATCACGATACGACTTTTTAACTAGTGCGAAAAGATTCTCAAGACCCTTTCTATTTTTAGCAATAACAATAAGATGATAATACTTTTTCCACTCAGGTTTTCCAATGAGACCTTTCTTTGTAGCATTCTCGTCTTCAATAACTAGACCACCTTGCTCATCATCAGAAGAAATAGTGACTCTCTTTTTGGCAGCCTTATTTGCAGCCTGTTCTTCTTTATGGGCTGTATGTTGTTGTTTCCAGACATCAAGATCAGGAACAAAATAGAACTCGACACCGTTCAGCTGTCGATACTTTTGACCTCGCTTCTTTGCAGCCTTTGCACCAACATGAGCATGAGCAAGCCCGTTGCCGTTACCATGATCTGTCAGTGCCCAACTGTCCATTCCTTGTTTTTCGGAAAGGACAAATTCAATATGATCTTGCGGGTAGCCCAAACCATCATAAACGGAAAAATTACTGTGGCCATGGAGACCTGTGAATGATTGGGGAATTGCGAATTTATCGAATGGTGTCATTATAGCCCTGTTATGTCGATGTGTAGTTTATTATACAATAATTTTCCTTCGTTTACACGAATACCGAAGGATTTAATTTTATCTGATCTTTTTAATTTTTTGTATCTTGCTTCAGCTTTTGATGCTGAAGATCTGTTTAAGTGGGATTCAACGTATACTAGAGAAACTGGGCGGCGAGAACGTGTATACTTTGCACCTTTCTTTGTATTATTGTGTTCATGTATTCGACGTTGCACATCGGTAGTAATCCCGATGTAAATACTTGAATCATTGCATATAACAGCATATAAACTCCATGGTTTGTACATTTTTAATCTCTATCGTTCCTAAAGCAGACAAATGTCGGGAATCTTAGCGAGCCGTCGGGAGTGATCTCTTGATATCTGATCTCAATTGTCCTCCCGATATATTTTTCTTTGTTGTTCCAGATTTCAGACCTAATCTCGTCAGATAACCCAGAACCAATCTGGACTTTGACGCCTTGGTGGCACACAACAAATGCACCGAGTGTCCCCACGTGCTTGCCACGTCCTTCTAATAGGTCTTCTACAGGTAGGTCTACATCAAAAAACGCCTTAAGCTTCATAATGTCGAAACTTCTCTTGAATTGATATGGAGCTTGCGGATTTTTGATCATAGCGCCCTCGAAGCCTTCGGCAACAAATTTATCATGAAGAACTTTTATAAGATCAGCGTCTTCAGAGACTGAAAGTGTTTCTTTGTCGACATAAGTCACTAGCTTTTTACTGTCTTCATCGAGTGCTATGACTCTATTATTGAGTGTAGTCAGACGGTCAACATAACTCGTTGTTGCATCTTTGCTGTCCCACTCTTTAAGGGAACAAAAATCAAAAAGAGCTAAAAAAGTACCATCAGTCTTGACATCATCCTTTCGATAAGCCTGTCTCATCAATGCAACAAAGTCTTCACCCATCAGCTCTCCATCATAACAACCGTCACCCATCGCTATCAACGAAGGACCGATAGTGTCAAGAAAATTAGTAATAGGCTTGCCTGATCGTGCGTACATAACAACTGCACCGTCTCTTACAATAGAGAAGCATCTGATGCCGTCGAGCTTCCTCTCGACGATCATATTGTCCCATTTGACCACCCTTTTCGGGTCGAATTTTTGAGCCAAAGATACATCGAAAGTAGGGATTAAGTCAGGAAAGTCTTTATTGATTGTCGTAGTAGAAAGCCCGATAGCGATATGCTTCTTGAGAATCTTTCTCATCCACTTTTCTTCGTCTTCGGTGACAAGATTAAATGCAGACTCTAACTCTTCTATTGCAGCATTTCCTGTGATTTCTCTACTAGCACACTTATCACAAGCATTAAAAAACATACGCCAGCGTAATTCTTCATTCATTAACGGCAGGCGCTTGTTAGGCTTTGGTACTTTAACAACGTGAAAAGGTACAAATGGATCAAAACTGTACTTGAGTATCTTCTTAAGGAGGACAGAGTTATTCTCAAGCACTAACGTTCGTTTCGCATTCGTACCTTTAGTTGTTTTGATTTCTGTAAGTAGATCTGAAATTAGCAAATTTTCTCCTATGAGAATATTATACCACTAATATACAGTATTTACATGAAAACTTGTTTTATTATCTTAGTTGTTTACGTGTGATTTTCATTGTTTAGGGGGGCAGACCTCAGGAATTGAATCGGCAAATAATCTACTTATTTCCGATTTACCTCCAATTTTGGAGTTAGCATTGGCGTCGACCATCCTACTTTTTGCATTAGGACCGAGTTCCTTACATGCTTCTAATCCAATCTCTGACCAGGGCCATTTATTATAATCAGCAGTCTTGGTATATTTCAACATAATGCTGCTTTGGAAGCTAAAGACCTGATCTCTTTCGGCTTGAGTCTGCTCACTAAGCAAAGTTCTACTCAGCTCTTCCTTAATAATTCTTTTTAGTTGTCTGCGTGTTATCTTCATATTTTATCCTGTAACTGAAAGTGTTCGTTTATAAATATATGATAATATACAAAAAATACACATTAATTAAAACACTACTCGATATTATCGTCATACATCTCGACGATGAGAGAACCATGCTCGTTGCACCTGTCAAGATAGTCTGTTAACTGCTCAATAGACGTACATACCTTGACGCCAGATCGTGCTAGCATAAGATTGAAATTAGCACCCTCTGGAAGTCCTTCGCAGAAATACACGATAGATCGCCCAGCCTGGAATGCAACTCCTGCCTCGAAGATAGTGCCGATATCTCTATAGCTAGTGTTCACTAGAACGATATCGGCCTCTTCAATATGCTTGACATTCCCGCGAAAGACGTCTTCCTGGACTTCTTGTGAAGCATCAGGCTTACAGACAAAGATACGCCTTGGGCTTCGAAGATCAATGTAACTCGATCTATCGTCAAAGACTTTCTCTAGTCTTGTTAATTGATCGTCTTGATCTGGTGAGAACCAGCCAGACGCTAAATATACTACTTGTTTACTCATTTTATTTCCTTTTAATTTTGAGTTGGGTTTAGCCAACAGACGAGTCAGAGACAACGTCTATAAGCTTTTCATTGCTGTATTGCATTTTAAGAATATCAATATCACGTAGGATATTATCCCATCGTTCTTCGAAAGCAGTTGGAGTGTCAACCGGAGGGTTTGTGCCATTAATCTCCTCACGTCGGCATTGATAGATGCTGTCATTCGGGTGATATTCAAACACATCGTTCTTGGGCTCGGGCCAATACAGGTTTGTACCACGTGATACCCACTTGTCCCCGTCTTGGACGCGGAACGTCTTGATATAATGCATATCAGGCTTAGTGAAGTCAACAACAGTTGAAGCCTCTGGCATCACTCGTAGGACTTCTTTTGCCATGAGAGCAGCAATAATGTTATCCGATGCCGGCTGTATCTGCATATCCTGACGCTGTCTAATGAAGCCTAAAAGATCCTTAAAGTTAAGTCGCATCTGATAGAATGTTGCCATTGACTTTGGAAGGATAAGACGTGCATCCATCAGGGAGACTGTCTTGTCATCTACCATATCTACGTATAATTGCTTGCTAGCATCAACGATTTCTGTCCAGCGCGCAAGAAACTCTGGAGAGTTCTCCACAGCACCAGGGATAACAGATGGGTCATTACGTAAGTCACGGTCACCAGTGCACTGGGCAGCGAATGATCCGGCACGATGACGGATGATATGTGTAACATCCTGGAATGAGAGGCCCGAGATCTGGAATGTGAATCCCATAGCCTCCATGGGAGTCGGAAGAGCTCTGAAGTTTAGCACATCTTCTAGGTTTGTAGACAGCTCAGCGTCACTTGCGTATGTTGGATTAGTAGCACTTGGACTGTCTGCCCATGTTGACTTTGTGTATCGCCAGGCGACATTCCACATCTGACGACGTGTCGGTGCATCTACTAGTTCTACTTTTAGTGCTTTTATATTATTAGCATATTCCGTGTGATGGTCTTCGCCGAAGCGTAGAGGCATTGGAAGAACGACAGGATCGAGATCGGGATTTTGTGGCAACGTAGTCTCCTTAAAATTAGTTTTGTAACGTTAAAGAGATAATATAAAATAATCAGTGTTTGTTCACTAAAATTATAATAAATTTCTTTCTGCTAGATCCATGATGTGCCCGTAGATCTTACGCTTGAGCCTGCGCGTGAAAGCAGAGTCCGCATTGTCTATGAAATACTCTTTGAATTGGTCACTGATTTCTTCTGGTTTTATTTCAACATTTCCCCTGAGCATCCCAAGGGCAGTTTCTTTTCCGTACTTGTTGAGCATTTCTTCGGCGATCTCGTGGGCATAGGCGTCTATCTCTATTTTAGATGAAAGATAGTCCTCGCGCGAGTCTGTTGATGGTATTTCTCCTTCATCACGAAAATTTTTCAGTGCGCCTAGACGTGAGATTCTTTGATTCTTGCGCCTGTCTTCTATTTGATGTAGATGAATGAGCTCATGACGTATCAGAGCTCCGATGTTTTTTGCGAGTGCGAGTGGGACGATGTCGGTGGTTGAGAAAGCGTCTCCGTACGAGCCGAGGTGCAGATTCATCAGGAAACGTGAGGAGCCGTTTTTATTATTATCTCCAGCTATTCCTTGGTTGCCACCTATGACTAACTTGTTAGGGTAATTAGGGTGTGATGGGTTTATAATTGTCTTGGCGTTCAACTCGGGATCGGGAGAGTGGACAGCAGCTCGTGTGGGTATTTTGTTTTGTGTGAAAAAATTATTAAGTGCAGACGTGAGTACCTCTGCTGCCTCTGTTTGGTCGACGTCATTTTTTAGTATTGTGTTGATATCTGTACTGTCTACGTCGTACGTGTTTTCGTACGTCCAGAACTCGGACTCTATTATTGCATTATGAAGCGGTGTGTAGAGGACGTCGTCTAGTTTTTTTGCCTCATATAATTTTTGTTGAGGAGTTGTGATTGTGATTCCGCTGTTGATGTCTTTTATTGTGTATGGGTTTATATTTTTCATTTTTTATTTCTGTTGTGAACCTGTGACGGCGGATAATAAAACACATAATGTGTTTTTTAGGAGACGATTCACTTACATTTCCAATAAAGTCTTTAGTACTAACCCAACAACACCTGACGTTAAAATCCAAAGAAACTTTTGATAGTTTGAAATTGTTGCTTTCATAATGGCCAAGTCTTCATTAAGGTTCCGTGGAAGTGATCCTTGAATCACTGCTTGTTTCTCTTCCAATAAAGTCAGCCTTACCTCTTGCCTTGCTGTAATATCTGTTAGCTTTGATATCAATTCCTCAACTTTTGCAAAGTCATCTTTCATTTGATCTAGTTTCTGATCTATATTAGCTGAAGATATTTTTATTTCTGTTATTGCATCCTGTAGTTTTGAAACCCATTCCGTTGATGCTTTTGTTTCGTAGTTTCCTGCCATTATTATTCCCGTGTTATATCAATATATATTTCGGATATTTGTTTTTCTTGAACTTTTATTCTTAACGTTTTTGTTTTGGGCGTCTATGTTCTGTTCCGATTGATCTTGCTTCATTTTCTCTTTGAATTTTTATTTTATGCTTTTTTGATGCAAATTTCGACACCTGCCTGCGCAATCTAGCATATGTTGATTGTAAAATTCTTGCCTTTCGTTTTGGCATTTTTTGATTATTTTCAATGGTTTCTTCCATGCTTTCTCCTAATTTAATCCTATATAATATACTACCACGTCAAGTTAAATAAGTTCACTTATATTTAGTAACATGAAAGAACGAAACCTTAAAAGCGGAGACCTTTGCTGGATTTGTATTTGGGATGAAAGCAGTAAAAGGTTTTATAAAATTTGTGGCACTATCGTGCAGTACACAAGACCCGGGTGGGCAGATGTTTTAGCTAGTTCAAGAATATTTGAAAGAAAAATTAATGAAATTAATGATTTTGAAAACAAAAATAAATTTTTGCCGTGGCCGTTTAATCATAAAGAGATTAATTATTAAAAATTAGAAAATTAGTATTTTTTATTATATTTATAAAGTGGTGGAATGTTTATTTTTACCACGTTATTCACAGTTTGTATCAGTTATAGAAATTATTATCTAAGGTAAGGATACAAAATTAATATGAAAAAAATTATGCTTATTATAATGGCAATTATGCTGTCATTTAGTGGGGTGATTAATAATGATACACCTCAAGTGGGAAGTGGTTTTACACAAGTTTCTGCAGAATCAACTGATGCAAGTTGGATATCAAATATTCGACAGCAATCATCATTATCAAAAGTGGAATCAGATGTTCGTAATTCTTCTGTTCGAGTTGAGAAACCCGATGGAAGTGGTTACGGCTCTGGTACATACGGTTATTATGATCGACAACTAGTTGTATTTACAGCTAATCATGTTGTTGATGATAATGTCATTATGGTTGTTCACGGCAGAGGAGGCGAAGTAGTTGTTGGTGTAGTTATCTACGCTGATGAACTTAATGACTTTGCTATTTTAAAGGTCGATGAAATGATGACTAGGGAACCTATCAAGTTTAAACCCGTTGATGATACTCTGAGCATGTACGTTGGATGGAACATTACATACACCGGGTTTCCGGCAGGCTATGATCTGTTAACTATCACGGGTCGCATTGCAGGAATAAGAACTGATGGTTCGGCTGTAGTTGCTCATTCATTTACATGGATGGGAGCTTCTGGTTCCGGAGTATTCAACTCAAGGGGAGAATATGTTGGACCGCTTGTTGCTGTTGGGCTTGGAGTGTTTCAAGTTACTCAAATTGTTGAGGATATGGTTTGGATTATTCCTGCCACAAATCTTGACTGGGATGCTGTTTCTGACGCTTTGCTTCCGTTTCAATAAAATAATACTTTTATTTTTAATAGGCTAGGACTTTACATCCTGGTCTATTTTTTTATGAAAAGCCGATATGTAATTAACATTAACAAAAATGAATTAAGAAAGTCATAGTAGTTAACAGGTTTCATTAAGTGGGGAATTTCTAGAAAAACATATACCCTTGGTCCTACACCCAAAATAAGAGTTAAAAAAAGAGTAAGAACCAATAGTTGTTTAAGTTTTTCAATCATGCTACTATTAAGTATGCTGACTATTCTTTATCATCCCACATGCTAGTATCAAGTAGAACAATTTTTCCGCCATTTAACTTTGATATTCCTAAATTTGCAGCTTTGAACTCTGTTGATTTAATATCATATTTTGCCATGAGCATTAATATTCGAACAGCTTGTGTATTTTTTAGGATGCCTTTTATATTTTCACGTACGTTATCCTTTAGCGAAGCTTTTTTTGTCTGTAATTCTGGTTCTGCTTTAGTTTGGTTATCATCCGCTAGTTCACCTGAACTGGCATCGGTTTCTATTTCTGTGGGTAAATCATGAAAACCCATAGTTGAATCCGCTTCCGCTACAAATGCATGTGAATAATGCTTTTTGTCATCTATGTTTTGCTTAGCCTCAATGATCATTTGCACAAGGCCTTGAATTGCCCTAAAGTTTATGTCTAAAGGCAGGTTTAATTGTTTTCTAAATTCTTCTTGTGATAATGTTTCTACTTTTTCTACCAAGATCCAGGAATAATCATCTGCATACTCTGTAGATTTTGGAAATAGCTCTGGGTTTTCAACTTGTATCTTTATATCTGCTTCATACATGTTGGCATTCTTTTTCTTTTGTTTTGTGAAACCATGCACATCTACGTTATCGTCCTTATTTGGATCTTGTCCTGCAATGAGTGATGTTTGATGAGTATGTATTATTTTTAATACAAAATCTTTATTGTCTGGTAGTTCAAATACTACCCTTGATGAGCCTTCGCCTACACTTCTAAGCCCTAACTTATATGCTACATCAAGTGGTTCATCGGTGCCCTCTGTGGCATTTTTGAATTCTAGAAATTTCTCGCCAAAGAACGATGCATCTTCATTCAAAAATTTGCGCCACTCGTTTAATATTTGTTTCATGCTGTGCTCGTTATGTATGATTAATTATTAGCATTCATCACAAAGTAATATCATTTTTTCATCAACTACACT